TCGGGTGGGAAGAGGACAGCCTCCCCTTCCCAAGCCCCACACTTTACGCTTACATAAACTTTAACGGTCTGCCCCATTATTCCCACCTCCTTAATTAAGCCAACTCAAAAACTCGTATTTTAGGGCGTAACCATCGCCCAGCGCCCACAGAGAGAGGCTATAAACTACTTCGAAGACCCTGTCCATCCCCAAGGCGTTGGTCTCGAAATATCCGCCCTTCCAGTTTCCGCCCTTGGTCTGGTGGAGTTTTACCCAGTGAGGGGGCGGGGTCTCGCAATCATCGAAGTTGAGCCTTACAAGTTCGCCGTCTAAAATCACATAGCAATGCGGGTTAGTTCCTCGCTTCAATCCTACTACATAGACCTTGCCTACTTGGGACAGGATTTGCTTTGCCTCCTCAACGCTCTTAATCCTTAACATCCTTACCACCTCCTTTTCCTCTTCTCTCCGCCCTCTCGGCGAGAGGACGGGGGGAAGAGGGGCGGGGCAAGCCCGCCCCTGTGGGGAGTTCAATCCTAAAAGCGGTCTGCTCTATCTTTTTGCTCACCAGCAAGGAGACTTAATAATTCCTCGTGTAAGTCAGCCTTTCCATCTTTGCGGCAGCGAGGGCAATATCGGCTTCCCCACCAATACTCCCTATATATGCGTCCGCATGCCATACAGCGCATTCTGATTTTTTGTTCCATCTTATCCCACCTCCTTTAAATCGGCGCTTTTTAGCGCCTTTTTTGCTCTCTCTTTGAGCCACTGCGGGGCATTATCCCGTTTTATAAGCCCCGCAAGCCAGCCCCTCGCCTCCCGTGCCTTTTCGTAATATCCGAGACAGCGGGGGCAAATTGCCTCATTATTCAGCCGATGGGGCGACTGTGTCGGTTGCCCGCACACGCAACATATCCGCATTTGCGCCACCTCCATTTTCCCCGCCGCAAGGCGGGGTATTTTCCTCTTTTCTCTACCCTCACCCGTCGGATGAGGATAGGGAAAAGAGGGCGGGGCAAGCCCGCCCAAGGGCATGGGTCAGGAGAGCCGCTCCACAACCCACGCCTCCGCTTCCTCATCCCAGCGGGCGCCCCACTCGGCGCCCAACTCGTCCTCCTCCTCCCAGCCATCGGGGAGGAGGAAGACCCGCTCCGCAGCGCCCGTGTCGGCAGCCTCTATGAGGGCTTCCTCTACGGCTGCCCATATCTCGCCCCGCTCCATCGCAGGGAGAGGGCGAGACCCCCAAAGGGACTGCCACACTGGCTCCACATCATAGCCGCTCACTCCCTCGAGCGGGACATCGTAGACCTCCCGATACCCGCCCGAGGAGACTTCCACATAGGTGAACCCCCTCTCGGGGTCTACCCGCATCCGCCGAAAAGTGAGTGTCACAGGAATGCAAGCCATCATTTCAAGCCACCTCCTTTTGAATTTTCTCACGGAAGAGGCTCTCCGCCTCCTCCTCTGTGAGCCACCCCTCTCGGCGCTTCCCCACGAAAAGCGCCCAGAGGGAAAAGATGGGGTCGAATTCCATAGAGCAAAATTCCCAGTGTCCGAATCTCAACTCCCACCATCCATATATTCGGGTCCTATCCATCTCTTGTGCCACCTCCTTTTTCTCTTCTCATATATATTATACCATTATATATACATTCCTGTCAATACTTTTTTCACCTTTTCCCCTTATTTTTTTTGCTTCACCGATGAGACGCCGACGCTTCACCGATGGTCTGAAGCGCCTCACCGATGACACACCGATTGCTCACCTTGCCCCAGTGTTTCACTTTGCAACACCGTGTCCAGATTTTTGAACATGTCCAAATTGCCCTTGTGTGGTGATTTTACCACAATCCCTGAATGGCGCATAAATACTGGCTTATAGCGTGTCCAAAATGCTGGAAAACTAATATGATATGCTCATAAAGGATATAATACGCTATATGTTGGGGTATAATCTGGCACATAACTTGCTATACATTATTATAGAAAAAACAAATGGAGGTGGTGAGTCATGATTATTTGCCTCTGCGGTGTTCGTTGCGGGGACGGGACTATCTCTTGTCCCTCTTGTGGTCGGATTTTCGACCCAATACGGGGGATTGACCTCATCCCGTATTATGCGGACTATGACCTTACTGACCACCCTGATATTGTCGCCGATATACTTGAACTTGACCCCGACTTTACCGACTACGACTTGCCTTTACCCTTACCTGACCTTGAATAGTCCCCTTACCCCTTATTGCCCCGTATCCCTTGTGGTACGGGGCTTTTCTTTTATCCGATCCGAGAACCGAGACCCCCCAAGGGTTAGGCGGTATATTTCTTGTGTTCCGAAAATTTATGGGGGTAAAAAAGGGTTTGGGGAATAGGGGGAACAGGGAATAGGGGGTTACGAGACGGCAAAATTGCATCAAGGCAATTTTGCCTTTATAATAACTACCCCTATAATCCCCTTCTTAAGAAAGCGTGTAGGAGGCTCTGTATTGAGAGAAAAAATTGGGGTCAGTATAGTAGGTCGTGGAAGAGATTTTTTTTGATTGTAGGGGTATTAGAGCGTGCGAGAGGGGCATTTTTGGGGTGGGTCTCGACCCCGATTTTGAACTTGGCAGGTTTTTAGGGGTCTGAAGTTGGGATTATTGGTTTTGTTTTTCTTGTTAAAGAAGTTTGTGTTTTTGGATGGTGGGTAAGTGTGCATAATTGTCCTCTATCAAAGTTATATACCTAAAAAGCAGAACGATAAAATACAAGATACGAAAAAAATAAAAAAAGTCTTGACAAAGAAAACAGTGTTATGTTAAAGACTAAATTGGGGTGATGTATGTGAATACACGAAAGATGAGAGCGGCATATTTAATAGCGAGCGGTATGCAGAAGAAAGATGTAGCAGCGCAGGTAGGTGTGCGTCCTTCAACGATAACAGGCTGGCTTAAGGATGAAGATTTCAAAGCGCTTATCAAACAATATGAGCAAGAGATAATGTCGGAATTCAAGGAACAGATTGAGGTTGAGCAAGACAGGGTGCGGCGTAAGTTAATGGAGTATGCCGAGCCTGCGCTTGATACGCTATTTGAATTGATGATTTCAGCGCAATCAGAGCGTGTCAGGCAAATTTCTGCACAGGATATACTTGACAGAGCAGGTTATGTGAAGAAACAACAGATAGATATGGATACAGAGATAACTGTGCCGCTTGAGATGTGGCAGAATATCCAGACTGCGTTAAAGGAACTGAAGGAAGATGAGAACGAATGACAAACGCACTTACAAGAGGATATATTTCATAGCGGCTTATATCATAGCGTGGATATATGAGATTGTTGACCTGATAGACATACTTTTGCAGGCACAGTCTTTCATACAGGCGGTGAAAGATTGTTGGCGCACGCATTCGCAGTTTGGTGCTTACAGGATGGAGATTTTGAAAGGGATAACCAGTCCAACAAAATTCTGGCAGGATTATGACAATGAGTAATGTTAGCATAGCAGGATTACAAGGGATAGATAAAGACCTGTGCAAGTTATCTTCTCGTGAGATAAAAGATTTGCGTGAACTGGCTTTGGAGGACTTGTATTTCTTTGCCCGTGCGATAATGGGTTTTGATTATATGTATAAACCACTGCATTATCCTCTCTGTCAGTTCTTGCAAGACCAGACAACGAAGCGTAAGTTAGCGATAATGCCTCGTGGGTTCTTGAAGACATCTATTGTATCGCAAGCATATCCGATATGGTTGGCTTTACGCAACCCTGAAGAGAGGATATTGATAGCGTCAAACACAGCGCCTAACGCAGAGAGGATTGTGCGTGGTATTATGAAGACATTTGAGACTAATCCGTTGATACAGTTCCTGTTCCCAGAGGTTATACCAGATTTTGGTAAGAAATCACGCTGGAGCGTCAGGTCAGCAGTCTTAAAAAGGAAAGGCAACTATAACGAAGGCACATTTGAAGCGATAGGTCGTGGCGGTAGGGTTGTGGGTAGGCACTACACACGGATAATACAGGACGATATTGTAGCACCCAGTAAAGAAGATTTGACTGCTGAAAATGTTTACCCAACACAGGAAGAAATTGACCAAGCGATAGGTTGGCATAAATTGGCATACCCGCTCCTTGAAAACCCAGTTGAGAACGAGATGGTCATAACAGGCACACGCTGGGCGACTTATGACCACATAGGCTGGATTATCCAGAACGAGAAAGGGTATAAGATATTTGAACGCAGTGCTATTGATGAGAACGGTAATGCTACATACCCAACAAGGTTTCCTATGGAAGTGCTTGATGAGATAAAAGCAACGATAGGCGCTAATATGTTTGCAGCGCTTTATCTTAATCAACCTGTGGCTGATGAGTTCCTGCTCTTCAGACGAGACCAGTTCAAATACTGGAAAGAGTTGCCTAAAGGATTGAGGATGGTCATATCAGTTGACCCAGCAACTGGCGAGAAGGGTAGAGATAAGACTGCAATAGTCCTGTGTGGACACGATGATGAGCGTGGTCTGATGTTCGTTGTTGAATACATCAACGACTGGCTTGATGCAGTCCAGACGATAGAAAAGATTGTGTATCTCGTGAAGAAATATAAAGTAATTAAGGTCATAATTGAGAAGAACGCATATCAGGTTACATTAGCGAAGTTCCTTGACAAGTATCATATATCATCAAGCGAACTTGGGTATTATTGCAGAATTGAGCCTGTGCATACAGGTAGAGGTGGTAAGGATTTGAGGATACACGCACTGCAACCGTTGTTTGAGGAAGGTAGAGTATTCCTGCGGTCTGGTATGCATGAACTTGAGACACAGTTGCTTGATTATACACCTGCACGCAGCACAGGCTATGATGACTTGATTGATGCATTATCGTGGCAAGTTTATGAGGTTAATCTTCGTAAACCTGTTGAGCCAGAGCCTGAACCAGAGATTGATTGGTCAAAACCTATTCTGCCCACAACACGAGAGTTGTTGCAGACAATTGAACAGAGAATGCCTTGGTGGGAACGGCGTAAACGCCGTTTGGTTTATCATTAAGGAGGTGTGAATATAATGAACACAGGCACTAATGGCGCTATACTTGGCACACTGGGTGCATTGACAGATGCAGGTTTCACCAACAAAGCAAGTGCTGCTAACGGTTCAGTGCCAATAACTTGGGGTAAAGCACCCAAGATTGTTAAGACCATCCATTCCCAAACTTATCTAAACAGCGGCGGTGATGTCAGTGATATTGGCATTGATTTAGACGACTGCGAGGAATGGTTAATGACGCTTGAGGTAACTGGCACTACTACCACAGTTGATATTACAGTGACAATCAAAGCACAGTTTGCGGATGCAGGCACAAAGTTTGAACTCGGTTCTGTCTCGCTTTCTTCCGCTACCAATGTCATTCTGCATAAGAATAACAGCACTTATTCTGATATAACAGACCTCTGCACTGCACCCATCTTGCGGTTGTATTACGATATTGATTTTGGTGATACCAATACTGCTGATTTGGTTGTTACTGTTGTCAAGAAACTGCGTGGAGGGGCTGATGTATAAATGGTTAATGTGGATAGTATAACCGTGACTGAAGTGGAAGATTTCCCTTCTGATTTCACTGATACTAATTATTGGGGGAACTTCAATTTTGCCTCCTATCCTGTTTACATAGCAACCAGTGGCGGTGGTAAAAACAAGGATAAGGCTTACCTGTATGTTGCCAATGCACATCCCGCAGGTGATTACGACGCTGGTATTTATATGAGAACAGACTACACATTTAAGCCTGGGATGTATGTGCTTAAATTTGAAATGCAATGGGAGTTCCCACGCACGCCGTTTGCTTATAATGCTGTCCCATTGCAAGTGCGGTTCAAAGATGAGGATAGTAACAAATTACTATTAGCGCAGACAACCAGTAGTGCGAATACAATGATGGTAAGACAGGGTAGTTATGCTTTTACGTTCCCAGCATATTATGCGTATAATGCAAGCAAACCACAGGCTTGGCGGATGCGGGAGAAGGAAGACGAATGGGTGGATGTTAAATACATAATGGTGTTTGACAGAGAAGTTGCAGGACGATTGCTGATTAAGTTTGTCAAGCAGAATTACATAACCAGACTGAACATCACCCAGCCAAAGTTGTATAGAGTTGAGAATTTCCCCAAGATTTGTTTCTTGCGGTTTGATGATGTTGCTGACCATGCTCAATATTGGCTGGAAAGCCTGAATGAGAACAATATTAAGAAAGCCACGCTTTGTCCGATAGGCGACCTTGCTGCACAGAATGCTTTAGATGTGTATCAAGAGTTCGCTAAACAAGGTTTCTGCTTAATTTATCATGTCTATCACTCTCCTTTACACGGTATTATTGAACTTGGTGCGCAGAATTGTTATGACAACGCTGCGTTCCTGCATGTCATAGAGAAAGACTACGAGGATTATTGTGAGAACTTGGCGATACCCGCAGGATTTCCACCGCCACAGATAGCAGTGCCGCCAGGTCATGGTTTATGGGCAGACCTTGACAAGTTCTGCCGACAGAACTTACGAGCCAAGATAAACCATGTCTATCGTGGTGATAACTTTTATCAGGGTGGTTGGCAAGAGACTGGTGATATTTATCATCTTAACGGCGGTACGCAGGTTGGGTGGAAAGATTATACCTACGATGGCAATCCCTATGGTGGCTTAAACATAGTTGGTGGACTACAATATATCAAGGAATACCTACGCCTTGCTGGTAATAGATTTGGTTGGGCTGGGCTGATATTCCATCATGTTTACCCTGATGACACAACGCCAAGCGAAAGCCTGCAATGGAAAGCAGTCAACCAAGATTACTTTGATGAGATTATAGCCGCTGTCAGGGAATACGGCTTTGCGTTCGGTGATTACAACGACTTGGTTGCGCTCTGGGAGGCATTGTGATTAAGGGGAGGGAGAATAATAAATGCCATTACGCAAAGGCAGTTCATATAGAGTAATTAGTGCAAACATTGCTGAACTACTGCGTTCTTGGCGTGAGACTGGCAGGATTGGGAATAGCAGACCGAAGACATTTGAGGAAGCACATAGGCAAGCGATAGCAATCGCATTAGATTATGCTGGTAGGAGTAATAAGAGAAGTTCTGCGACAGCACAAGCGATAAAGAACAGACGCAGGAGAAGGAAGACAAGGACAAAGAAGAAGAGAAGACGGAGGAGGTAAAATGGCGTTCCCAGACATTGTCAGGAGAAGTAAGATTGATAGCGAGATAGAACGAGTTAAGAACTGGCAAAGACAAGTTGATTTAGGACTTGAGTATCGCAAGAAATATGCGAAAGAGGATGCTTGGGATAAGATTTTGGATTATTTCCACGGTGACCAAACCTGCACTGTGCCGTTGAATATCCTTTATGCAATGGTTAAAGTGCTTGTGCCGAATATATACCTACGCAATCCATACATCAATGTGACAGCACGACAGGCTGAATATATCCCGCTTGCAAGGATTAGAGAAAGTTTACTGAATGCGCTACTGTATGAAATGCGTGCGAAGACGGAATTCAAGCGTGCTGCGTTGTTTGCAGTCCTGCGTGGTGTCGGACTGGTTGAAGTGGGTTATGACGCTGATGAAGATATGCCGTGGGTAGCAGCAATCAACCCAGCGGATTTCGTTGTATCTTGGGGTGCAACATCATTAGAGGACGCTGAATGGGTTGCAAAAAGTGTTCTACGCAGAGTTGATGATGTCAAGCGTGATGATAGGTTCAAGAATACTCGTGACCTGAAAGGCACTTATATAGCACGCAAACTCAAGGATGACCGTAATTTCTGGCGTAAACGCACACAGGAGGGTGAATGGGTTAACCTTTGGGAGATTAGAGACGGTAGGGAAGGCAAGATTGTTGTCATAGCAGATGATTACGACAGAATATTGCTTGAGGATGATGACATCCTGCAAAGCATATTTGGTTATCCATTTGAAGCATTGAGGTTCAATGATGATGGGTTATATTTTTGGTGTGTATCCGATGCGCATCTGATTATACCACAACAGGAGGAACTTAATGAAGTCAAGGAACAAATAAGAGCGCATAGGAAACTTGCGTTATCAAAATGGATTGCTAAACGCAATGTATTGACTGCTGAAGCAAAGGATATATTGCTGAATTCAGATGAACCCTTACCGTTGATTGAACTTGATGGCGAGGTTTCTGACATCAAAGAGATAACACCATCCATCCCGCAGGACTTGTATCTATGGGAGAACCGTATCCTTGAAGATGTAAGACTTATGCTTGGGTTATCAAGAGTGCAGATGGGTGAGTTCACACCACCTTCAAAGCGTGCTACTGCAACGGAAGTGCAGGCAGTGCAGATTGCGCATCAATTACGGATGGATGAACGCAGAGATGCAATGGCTGATTTCATAGAGCGTGTGATGACAAAGGTTGATGACCTAATCATCAGGAACTGGACAACTGAACGAGTTGTTGAGGTTATCGGTATTGAGGGTGCAAGATATTGGGTGCGTATCACAGGTGATGACCTCAAAGGCAAGTTCACAATGAAGGTTGATGTTGAAAGTATGACACCACAGACTAAAGCACTGCGTAAGCACGAGATAATAGAACTCATAGGCGCTCTGGCGAAAGTGCCTAACGCTAATATCAATGAACTCTTGCGTGCGTTGTTATACCAATACGAATGGGTTGATGTGATGAAAGTATTACCAGTAGCACAGGAGCAACCTATGTCAATAAACGAGTTCGTGCAACGACAGAACGAGATAGCACGCAAGATGGAGGCTGGCGAGCCGATAGGTGGACAGGCGGTCATACAACAGGGAGGAGGTGAAGCGAGCAGTGCCAATCTACCTGTATCAATGTCAGAACTGCTCGCTCAAATGGGAGGAAATACGGAAAATATCTGATAGGCACGACCCAGCAGTATGTCCACGCTGTGGACATCAGGGTAAACTTACGATAGCACCTTTCAATGCGCATGTATTCCAACCATTTGTCACAGAGGATGTGACAGGCGAGCCAATGATGATAGACAGTAAACAAAAGATGAAGGAGGTATGTAAACAACACAATGTCATCAATCCAGACCTTGACTAAACACAAGGGGAGGCGAGGTTGATAATGAAGATAACCATTTGGCGAGATGAGAATGGTGAATGGCACGCTGAACTTGATGGCACATTTATGCCGATGGATATTGTGGTTGCACACAGAGTATTAAGCCAAGCGTGGCGGGAATGGCGAAGAGACCAGATAGTCAAAAAACCAGAAAAGGAGGCGAGTGAAGAATGGCAGACCCAAAAGACAGAGACGAATTCATCAATGACATCACAGGCAACATCGCAGACTACTTTGAAGACACAATTGAATGGAACAAACTCGGAGAAACAGGAGCAGAGGAAGAAGACGAGCCAGAAGAAGAAAACGACACAGAACAGGAAGAAACAGTAGAGGAAGAAGAGGAGGAGACAGAACCCACAGATGAGTTGTCAGCACTCAAGGCACAGATTGATAGTCTTAAACGCAAACTACGGGAGATGGAGGAAGAGAACGAAGAACTACAAGAACAACTTGAGAATGTATTGACTTCAGCGGGGCTGACACAGAGTTTACAACAGCAACAACAGCAAGCACAGGCAGTTCAGCAGACTGCCGAGATGATTGAAGAGACATTACCTGATGACATATTCCAACTCTCCCCAGCGAAGTTGGCGGAGATAGTTGAGAAACGAGTGAGGCAACAGATAGAACAAGAACTACCAAAGAAAGTGCTTGAAGACCCAGCAGTGCAGGCTGCAGTTCAGCAACTTGTGGTTGATACCGCTGAAATGATAGTAGCACGGCGAGAACTGGATGACCTAATCGCAGAGATAGGCGAGGACGAGTTTGAGAGATACAAGGACACAATGTATCTCGTAGCACAGGCAAATCCAGACTGGCGAGCGAAACAGGTATATCAAGCAGCGAAGATGTTGCAAGATTTGCCAGAGAAACAAAAAGAACTCCAAGAACTGGAGAAAAAATATAAACAACAGATGACATCCAAAAAACCAAAACAACCAGCAAAGGAGACACTTGAGAAGACTGAAAGCGGTTCTATCCAAGACCGTATAGCAAGAGTGGTGGATAGCGTGCTTGAAGAAAGACGAAAATAGGAGGTGAAATAGAATGGCATTGCCCACCATAACCGAGACCTACAATGATATATTCTTTAGAGCGTGGTATTCCATCAGAGACCAAGTAATAGACAGCATATTCAAAGTCCATCCTGTGTGGGATAGGCTCTATGAGCGTGCCAAGACACAGCTGCTGCGGAGTATGAATGGAAATGGCTCGCTGGCTCAATAATGCGTTCACAGGCAGAGGAGCAGACTAACAGGGGTAAGGACGCTATCATCAATCTTGCAACCATCAGGATGGAAAACCTGCGAAAATCATTGATTGATAAACTTGAGAAAGCACTCTTCACTGCTGCTGGAAGTGTCGGCACAAAAGACATACACAGTCTCCCGCAGTTGATTACTAATGACGGGACAGGCACTGTGGGTGGAATAGACGCTTCCTCAAACACTTGGTGGAAGAACCAGTTCCTTAATGGTTCTTCATACGCAGCATACAACTTTGATAAAGCCCTGCGCAAGATTATCAACAACTGTTCTGTGTATGGCAACGACCGTCCTGACCTACTGATAATGGAGCAGGATTTGTATGAGGCTTATGAAGACCTGCTCTTGGGTCTGGGTGGGACAAGCAGCAATCCAAGAAATATATGGTATTCCAGCAGAGACAGCGACCTGTCGTTCGGTGGACTGAAACTTAAGGGTGCTACTCTCGTGTGGTCGCCTTCTGCACCTTCTGATACAGTTTATGCTATCAACACAGATTACCTGTATTGGTATTATGACCCAGACTACAACTTTGAGATGACTGACTGGAAACCCATCCCCAACCAGTTGGGTCATGTAGCACAGGTAGTCTGTGTAGGCAACCTTGTATGCTCCAAGCGTGCTGTGCAGGGTGTTGTGCATAGCCTGTCCAATGTGTAATAGATGAGTAGCGAGAGATGAAGGAGGTGTGAAATTATGGCAAGCGGAGTGAAGACATATTTCCTGACCTCCCTCACCGATGTGAAGACTACTGATGTTGAGGGTGTCGGGACGCTTCGGTTTGAGGGTGATAAGGTGTATAAGTGGGTTAAGTTCACTTATGAGAATAGTGTAGCCGCAGCTGCGGGTAATCTCGCATATTATGATGATACTGACTGCACGACCGTAACTGCTGATAAATCTGCCAGCGTTGGTGTAGTTGCAGGGGTGTTTATGGCAGACAGCTCTACTAACAACACCTATATGTGGATACAGGTTGCTGGTGTTGCAGAGGGTGTTAACTGTGATGACAGCACTGTGAATGCTGCTGGGATAGTCCTCACTGCCAGCTCCACTGATGGTCGTGCAGAGGCAAAAGATGCAGCAACCGACCAGGTTATTGGTGTCAGCCTTGAAGCCTCATCCAGCTATACCTCTGCGGCTTGCTGTGAGGTGAGATGAAAACCCACAAAAATGGGGATGATAACGGAGAACGCAGCCCCATCATCCCCCACCTCCTCACCATATAGATGAGTTGTTGCACGGTGGGGGCAGAAAAAAATAAAAGCGTGTATCTCTCCCCCTTAAAAACCCTGTGGCTGCACCCCACCGTGCAACACACACAAATGACACAATACAGTGAGGAGGCGTAAGGGAGGAATGACAGATGGCACGCACTTATGCGCAATTGAAATCAGAGGTTGCGAAGAACATAGGCAGAACTGATTTAGATACAGAGATAAGCAACTGGGTGAACGATGCACTTATCCAAGTTGCAAGGGAAGCGCTTGCTGAATATGGACATATTTTTAATGTTCTATGGTCATCCACATCATTTACCACGACTGCTTCAACGAAGACATATTCCCTACCCTCTGATTTGTTATTGTTATATGATGTAGTTCTCATAGATGGCACAAACTCACGCAAACTTACACAAATCTTCCCTCGTCAGTTTGATAAAGTCCTACCTTATCCCGAAGCATACAGCACTGCTCGTCCTGAATATTATATCATCTGGGGTTCGGATTTAGAATTATATCCCATTCCCGATGGTAGCACATATTCAACTGGCACAGCCAGTTTGAGCGGTGGAACAACTGTGATAGGTTCGGGCACTGAATGGAGCGCTAATGTAAAAGCAGGCTATTTCTTCAAATTTAATTCTGATGGAGATAGCGCTTGGACAAAGATAGAGAGTGTGGATAATGATACACAACTTACCTTGAGTGAGACTTATAAAGGCAGCGCTTCATCGGGTAATTACACAATTAAACGAGCATATTTGATTTCTATCCGTTATGCGAAATATCCTGCAAGTTTATCAAGCGATAGTGATACTAATCCATACACAGGAATGGATGACCTTGTGATAGCGAGAGCAACACTGCAAGCATTCCTTGCGTTAGAGGATTATACCGACGCAACATACTGGGCGCAGACTTATGCAGCACTTTTGAAGGACGCAGTTATGGCAGAACGCAGTGCTAATCCAGATATGGGACGCACATCAAAGGGTTACACGATACATAGGGTATATCCATCAGAATACTGGAACAAACCATCAGTGAAAGGGGTATGAGCGATGGACGGTATGGATGACATCAGGGAACGGTTAAGAGCAGTTGAGGTGCAATTACAAGCGCTTAATACGCAATTGTTTGGTGATGGTCAGAACGGTGCAATCCCACGCTTGGAGAAATTGTTTACTAACCATTTGGCACACCACGAAGCGTTCAGTAGGCGTGTCTTCATAGTGCTTAACACTACTTGGGCGACTGTGCTGGCTACATTGTTAGCGTATATCATAAAGACATTGAGGTGATGCGAGATGGCGTTCAACCAAACTTGGGATGAAAGCAAACCACAGGGGACAGATTTTGTCAGCACAGTGGATGATGAGATACGCAAATTCAAGGAAGCAATCCGAGAAAGACTTGCGTTAGAGCATAAAACTACGAATATGAACGATGATACAACTGCACTACGGCACAAGGCTGGCGAATGTTCTGTCTTGTATTACGGCACAAAAGCAAGTTTCCCCGCCAGTCCACCTGCTAACGCTATTGCCTATGCTACGGATGAGCGTAATCTGTATTACTACGATGGTTCAGATTGGCAACCTATAACCCAGTGGCTTGGCGGGCGTGAACACGCAGGGGAAATACAATTGAGGATTGGACGAGATAACTCACAGGTAATCAGTGTGGTATTTGAATTGGGTGATACAACTTCAGAACCGCATATCAAATATGTGCCGAGCAACAATGCAGGTGAACGCTGGATGGCAGGCGAACACGGAGCAGCAGCAGCGTATCTTATTGGTTTATTGAACAAGAACATTGTTGTCAAAACTGGCTATATAGATATGCCAGGCACTGCTGAATATTACCCCTCTTGGACAGATTTTACTACGGATTTGCTTTTGAGCGATATTGGTCTAAGCGGTTGGACTACTGATGAGGCATACATTATAGTTTCACCACGCTTTGGTGATATGGGAGGCACAGATGGTGACCAGCGTGGTTGGGCAATCAAGTGTATGGCAGAAGAAAAAACAGATAAAACGGGATGGACTATCTATGGAACTATGGTGGCTGGGGATGTAGACCGTGGCAATAAATATGCACCTCTTGATGTCAATTATCTTGTCATAGCAATGCGCATTCCATAGGGGAGGGGAATAATATATGCCCATCCAACTGAAATATGTCAAAGAGAGCAACGAAGCACAGAGCGGGTTATCTTTGAGCAAGGGTATAGTGAGCGCATTAGCACCGCCGTTCATTGTGCCGACTGCTTCACCGTATTCGCTCAATTTTAAATGGCAGGAAAGCAAGTTAAGCAAGATTGCTGGCAGGGAAGTATGGCACAAGGGACAACAAATTTATCCAATCACGATGTATGGCGGGAGTGCAGACACGATTAGACTGATAACGACTTTCTTCACGAAGGATGAGGTTTCATATTTGGTATATGCAACCAATAACAAGGTTATATACGATGATGGAAGCACGCCGTTCATTGATAAAACACCTGAATACACTGCTGGCACTGCGCAACTGAATGTAAGCGACCACAAGACACTCACAGGCACAGACACAGTCTGGAGCAGTAATGTATTAGCGGGCAACTATTTCAAGTTTGATGCAGATGACGAGAGTGCGTGGACAAAGATAGAACTGGTCAATAGTGATACAGAGATAGTGTTAGCGGAAGATTATAAGGGTGATGCAACATCGGGTTCATATACGATAAAACGCACTCTAATGCTTACGGATGATGATGTAATCACTGCTTGCCGTGCTGTGGGTTCAATAAATGGTGGCACTCCTGATGAGTATCTCGTGATAGGCACAACTGCTTCGCCGATAATTTACTGGAATGGTGATACAGGCAAGTTTGAATGGTTGCGTGAATTGAGTAGTGATAACCCCCTGTATGCCGAGATAGTGGCTTTTTTCAAGAACCATCTCATCTTGATGAATACAATGGAGAGCGGATATAGGAATAACCAAAGAGTATGGTGGAGCAATGTAGGCACGCTTGATGATTACTCAACGACAGGTGGCACTTGGGGTTTCACAGATTTAATAGAGACCTCTGGTGCAATCATAGGCTATGGCATAATAGGCGATTATCTGGTCATCTTCAAGACTGACAGTATGGTATTATGCGAATGGGTAGGCGGTAATGATGTATTCAGGTTTGAGACGATAAGCAAATATACCAGTGCAGTGGGCGCACACGCTATCGTCAACACAACACAAGGATTAGCGTTCATTGGGAATGATAACATTTATCTTTATCTTGGTGGCACGAACATCATACCATTAGCGAACGAGATTAAGGATATGATATTCGCTGATGTTAATATGGAATATCTCTCCAACTCATTTGCAATTACGCCCTATGAAGACGAGATTTGGTTCTGCCTACCCACAGGCACATCAAGGTATCCAACGGTAGCGTATGTGTATAACACAACGACTAAATCGTGGAGCAAGTATGAGATGAGCGTAAGCGCAATCACACGATACCAGCGTAAGGTTGGTATAACGATAGACAACTTCCGAGTGCCGATAAATCAGGCTGTGGGTAGGTTTGATGATAGACCTTTATATGTAGGCGCAGCGGTAATCCTTGCAGGCACGACGGATGGTATGGTTTACCAACAGGAAGCCAACACTTATGCGCTTGAGACTTATGATAACTCACAATCACCGTATTACACAGAGAGCGATATAACAGCAAGGTTTGATACAAAAGAATTTGTGCCAGATGAGCGTTATCAGACGCACAAGGCTCGCTGGTATAGGTTTGAGTTTGAAGCAAGTGGTGGTGATTGTGATGTTGATATTTATTATTCCACGGATGGTGGCACAACTTGGACGAAATATACCACTGTGAATGTCAACAATGAAGGCTGGGAATGGTTCAAAGTGGATTTGGACATCACATCACGCAGTATAATGTTCTCTCTGCGTGTATCCTCAAAGACAAGACTTGAGATTAGGGCTATACAGGTATGGTATAGAGTAAGGAGTGGTAGTAGATGATAAAGACGCCCAAGAGCGTGCCATTGCCACAGATTGCGCCCTCTATCACAGGCGATTTACGCAACTGGTTAGTGGGGTTCAGCAACATTATCAAAGAAACCTTCAGTAAGATACGACAAGATTTTGAGCAAGGTAATGCACAGCATAAGATACTGGATACAACACCCAGTGTGAATGATTTAGAGGAAGGCGAGATTGTATTAGTAAGCAACGCTACCACGAAACGGCTTTACACAAGGATTGGCGATAGTGTGTATTATATAGACCTGACACTGGGGTGATAACAAATGACGATGATTAAAGAACTCACGGACGCTGATATGACAGTAGATATGACAGACCGTTTAATTGATTTAGTAGAACGCACAGATGATGTGTCGCTTGACCCAACATTGTTTGTTATGCTGGTAGTGTATGGACTGAAACACAATCCTGCGAGCGTATGCGCAGTAGGTGCGTGGGATGATGATGGTAATATACAAGGATTTGTAGTGATGTTCCCACCGAATATGATGACGAACTATGCTTACATAGCGTTTGCGTATATTCATCCGAAGTTGGGGAAACAAGTTTCAGATAAGATTTGGGCAATGTTGAAAGAGCGTGCAAGACAATGGGGTGCAGACAAGATAAGAATGACTACGCATAGACTGAACAGGAAACGAGCATTTGAGCATAGATTTGGGTTCAGGCTTGTGGGTTATGAGATGGAATATCCCGTAGAGAACGGAGCGTGATGATATATGGGAGGTATGCCAGTAGCAGCAAAAGTAGGATTAGGTGTATTGGGTGGTGCATTGCTTGGTAGTAAATCCAAGAGCAGCCGACCCAAGATAAAGACCGAGTCATCATTGACACCTGAACAGCAAGCGCTTGCTTATGAGATATACAAATACCTGCAACCGCATATAGGTGAAGGTGCAGAACCCTATACAGGTGAGTTTGTAGCGCAACCCTCACCTGCGGAGGAACTTGGTCTGCGTAGATTAAGCGAATATCTGCAAGAACAATGGACGCCTGCCAAGCGTGAGGAATTATTCCAAGAGATTTATGCCAAGCCTACGATTAGGGAAGTGCAGGAAGAGATATTACCACTTGTGCGTGAAGCATACGCAGGCGCAGGCACATATTGGGGTAGCCCACGAGCGAGAGCAGAGGAACGAGTATTATCCACGCTCGCAGCGGAATTAGCACGCAGACGAGGTGAATTTGAACTTCTTGCGCGAGAAATGCCTTTACGGCAAGCACAGGCTGCTATGCAACTTGGTAGCCTCCCACGATTACTACAACAACTTGAACTTGAGAAGCGTTATCAGGAATTCATACGCACGAGACCAGAGGTTTCACCATACCTGCAAGCGGCGCTGGCTTACATTGGCACGCCTATGCTTGCAGCGTATGGTGTGCCAGCCAAACCTTCGCTTGCTGAACAGTTGCTTGGATATGGTGCGCAATTGGGTAGTGCATATATACTCGGCAGTTTATTGAAGTAGTTTAAGCGAGGTGAGCCGTTATGGCATTCCAGTGGTTAGGATGGACTGAACGACCAAAGACATTAGCAGACTACTTGCGTCCCGCAGTTGAGCAGACTTCACAGTGGTTACTTACTCGTCCTGATATACAGACTAAACG